CTCTGTTTAATCTTTCAAACTTGATAATAAACTCTGAAGAAGGGAATATTGACAAGTTCAAGAAATGGAAGTATGCAAAGTACTTCTATTCAATGGATTTACTTACTATGCAATTTAGTCAGAAACTGCGCGTAGGTCTTAAGACAATGCAAGTAACGATGCATTACAAGAATGTGCAGGAGTACGCTGGTGATTTCTCTGCTCCTCTTCCAAAAGATGATATAGAAGAAATGATTGCATATAACATCAATGATGTTGAATCTACTACAGAATTATTGTATAAACTAAAAGACCAAGTTGATCTACGACTGTTCATTGAACAGGAACATGGTATAGACTGTTTATCAATGGATTCTGTTAAAATGGCAGAGACTTTTCTGTTAGAAGAATATTCCAAACAGTCAAGTATTCCTAAAAATGTTATAAAGGAAATGCGTTCTCCAATGGATTGGATTCCATTAAAAGACGTAATATTGCCATTTATAAAATATAAAAATCCAAAGTTACAGAGCATCTTAGAAGAAATGAAGGAACGGGTAGTTTCTTCTAAGGAGCGAAAAAGCTACGAGAAGAAGTTCGTTCTCTCGAATGTGGTGTATTCTATAGGTGTTGGTGGAATCCATTCCATCCACACACCTAAGATATTCCTCCCAAAAGATGATGAGGTGATTGGGCACGCTGATGTGGCGTCAATGTACCCGTCCTTGCTTATTGAGTATCAATGGGGTCCTCGTCATCTGGGAAAATTATTTTGCGATCTATTTGCCGGATTGAAAGCCGAACGGCTAGAAGCAAAACGTACAGGTCAGAAAGTTAAGAACATGTTCCTTAAGATTGTGCTTAACTCACCTACAGGTAAGATGCAACAGGAGGTATCCTGGATGTATGATCCATTCAACGTATTTAAGATACGTATAAATGGACAGATGATACTTTTAATGCTCGTAGACAGGCTTTTAGACCTCGGATGTGAGATTATTCAGGTCAATACAGATGGAGTCGTCTACAGGGCTAAAAAGTGCCTTAAACAGGCTATATCAGACGCTATACGGGAGGTGGAAGGGCTTACCAGATTAGAATTTGAATCTGATGAGTACGAAGCATTCTATCAGTACGCTATTAATGACTACTTTGGTGTCTTAAAAGGCGGAGAGATAGAAGAAAAAGGTATGTTTATTACTAAAAATAAGTTAGGCAAAGGACTTGCACCTGTGGTTATACCAAAGGCGGTGATAAACTACTTCGTGAAAGGAACGCCAGTCGAAGAAACTATTAAATCTGATGGAGACATCAGGGACTTCTTACAGTCTCAACAAGTAGATAAGAAGTTTGAAGTGTGGCACGGGGAAAATCGAGTGCAACGCGTTAATAGGTTCTATGCAAGTACTAATGGACCATATTTGTTTAAACGAGACAAAGATGGAAAAGAAGTACATACGCTTATGGATTTATTCGATAAAGCGCAAAATATGCTAACTAAATCAGGTGTTACGATCCTGAATCAGTTATATGATACTACTGTAGAGGGTCGTAAGATCAACTACAGGTACTATATCAGTGAAGCCAGGAAAATAGTTGCAGACTTCACTGAACAGCCACTAGAACTGTTTAGTTTATGATAATCGAATTAAACACGAAAATCCTGGATGATATTCCAGATTTAAATATGAATCAGTTAGTATTCTTAAGTATGATATTGGGTAAGAATCAACCAAGATATCAAGACGTCCGCAACGTTATCAGCCTTATAAGCGACGACGACATATCATACTTAATACAACAGGAGCTGATTACCTCGATTGAGAGAGGTAATAGTATTACATACGAACCAACAGAAAAGCTTAAAGAAGTAATCCAACCAAAGAAGGGTTACTTTGATCTGTTTTATGAGATGTATCCTGTTTATGTAATGCGAAAGGATGGTACTAAATCTTATCTACGTGCAAACGTAAATAAGTGTCGACATTTCTTCAATACTAAATGCGGTAATAGCTCTGCTATGGCCGAACATTTAATCAACTGTCTTGAGTTTGAGCTAAATAAGCGCATGCGAGAAGGTAGTTTAGGTTATATGATGACCATGTGGAACTGGTTAACCAGAAGCCAATGGGAAGCAGTAGAAGAAGAGATGGCGGATAGTACTAAACAAGCAAATACTTATGGAACAGAACTTATCTAATCTTATAAGACCTATGTCAGTTGTAGCCCAAGAGACTATAAACTACATAGAAGGCCGTAAGAACCATTCTACGGTATCTTTAAAGACTAGGTGGGTTAAGTTAAATAAGCAGTGTATGGGAGGCATTGAACCCAATGTTGTTATTACCATACCAGGCATTTCAGGATCAGGTAAGAGCTCTTTCGCTAATTGCCTAGCTACTGATATCATAGACCTTAATCCTAATGAAGATATAATAATTCTAAACTTCTCGTTAGAGATGGTAGCATTTAGGCAGGTTGGAAGGACGCTTTCTAATAAGCTCAGGAAAACGACTTCGACTCTGTATAGTTCAGAAACGGACCTCGATGACAAAACTTTTGGTCAAGTCATTAGAGTATGCAATCAGCTAAAGGAGTATCCTATTTACTTTGTAGATAGTCCAACTACTCCCATGCAGGTTCAAGAGATTATATACAACTTCTATAATACACATGTTAAAGGAACTAAGAAGCATTTCATAATCTTATACGATCATGCATTGCTTACGAAACCTATAGGTACTGTATTGGAAACAATTGCAGAACTACAGCGTGTGTTTATTCAGGTTAAGAAGTTACCATTAACTTCTGTTGTGCAAATAGCACAAATGAACCGAAATATAGAAGCTCCAGAAAGGATTAATAACCCGCTTAGTCATTACCCAATGAGAAGCGATATTTCATCGTCTGATGCAATTTTCCAGGCGTCAGATTACGTCCTGGTCATTCATAGACCTGAGATATTGAACATACAAGAATATGGTCCAAATCATTTACCGGTACAAAACAAGGTGTATATTCACATCTTAAAGAACAGGGATGCTGGTAAGCCTTGTATCCTTGAGTTCGAGAACGACCTAATGTACAATAATCTCATAGAATGTTAATGCATCAGACTAGTATTAACATTTAAAAGAAAGGCTGAATTATGAAAAAGTATACTTTTAATCTTAACAACAATCCCAGTACATTTTACGCTCCCAATTATAAGTCTACAGACTATTCTAAGATTCTTGATGATCTCATTGCTGCTGATATAGCAGATAAGAATCCTTGGTTGTATTCAACAACGAAGAAGTGCACTACTACGTGTCCGTTTGCTGATAACTGCAACAAGACCATTAAGATTAAGATTAACGGTGCTATTAATGATGATCTTGAGACCGCATTTATTTACGGTAACAAGTTCACAGAGTCTGATTATAACAAGGCATTTAACTTCCTTGCTAATCTGGCTTATAACTGTCCGTTTAAGAAGAATACTACTTATAAGTTGAGTAACGGCGATTACATCGAGATTACTGATGATTATATTCACATCAATGAGAAGATGTATTTCTTCAATCTAATGGATGATAATTTCTTCTATAATCTGAGCAGTAAGATGAAGAAGACTATTGCTACTATTTACATTGATGGTCTGAAGATAACAATTAAGAAATAATTTAGTATATTATGAGCTTAGTACTACCTACAAAACCGGTTCCTGCTAAATCGGTAAATCCGTCATATTTGATATTGTACGGTTTGCCGAAATCAGGGAAAACCTCATGCGTAGCTCAGATACCCAATAATCTCATAATAGATCTTGAAGGTGGTTCCACTTTCATAGACGCTCTTGCAATACAAGCACGAACGATAAACGATCTAGGAGAGATTGCTCAGGCTATTCGAGCAAAGAATGAGGAAATTGGACACAACTTTTATAAACATATAACAATTGATAATGCAACTCGTCTAGAGGACATTTGCATGAGTTACGCTTGCACACTGTATCGTCAAACCGAACTAGGTAAAAACTGGAAAGGTACAGATGTTACAACGCTTGCTCGTGGTGCTGGATATGGTTATCTTCGAACAGCAGTGAAAAAGGTAATCGATATGTTCAAAGATCTCTGTGATGAGTTTATACTTATAGGACATGTCAAAGATAGTATCACCGATAAAGATGGCCAAGAGGTCAACGCCAAAGAAATCGATCTCGTCGGTAAACTTGGGAAAATTGTTTGTGGCATGGCCGACGCTGTCGGGTACGTCTATCGTAAAGATAATGAAACTCACATTTCCTTTAAATCTGGAGGAGATGGGACAATCATGGAAGCGAGAGCTAGGCATATCGCAGGCAAAGATATCGTAATTGCAACAGGCAACGAAGATGGCAGCATAACAACATATTGGAATAAAGTTTATAAACCTGAATAAATCTAGTAAGAACTATGTATAGTACAAAAACCGCAACTGTTAATACCGAAGAGTTTAACAGTTCATATATGCCCGTAGGCATCAATGAGAATGTAACCTTGAAAGAGGTTAATGTAAACAAAACACAGAATGGTCGTGATTTCTTGGAGATTGTCTTTGAGAATGAACAGGGTCAGACTGCTACTATGACTGAGTGGAAGAACGAGAAGAATATGTGGATTAAGACTGATGAAGATCTTCAGAAGCGAGATAATCAGCAGTTTGGTCGTATACTTCAGATATTCGATGCAGTTAAAGGTGGTCATAATGATTTTGAGGGTGACTCATTTGTTGAGATGATTAATTGGGTAAAAACCAATCTTGCTGATGGCGAGAATAATAAAGTTCGTCTTAAGGTTGTTTACGACAAGAATGGTTATACGAAAGTATCCAATCTTGGTGTTTTCGTTGAATCTATGAGTGTAGCAGAGTCGCAGATTAAGCTTTGGAAGAACGATCTTCTGGAGCGTCCCGTCCAGCCTGATAAGGAGGACGATCCGCTCGGTACAACAACCGCTCCGGTGACTGCAGACTCTAATACAGGTGCTGACGACCTGCCTTTTTGACGATGAAACTGAACGATTTAACAAAGCAATGAGTGAATTGTTCAGTACAATATGGTCAAATAGATAATGGTCAGTGGTGCTGATGGCCACCGTTTTAATAACGGAAACGATTGATATATTATTATATCGATACACGGATCAGGAATTATGGTGCTGACAACCAAAACTAACAATGAATATAAGCCTGTAGCAGGATTAAGATGTTGCCGTTTAACGGGTCTGAATGCTACTAGTTTAAAAGGTCAGTGGTGGAGGTCATTAAGTTGACTCCTGGAAGTATAGTCACTGAGTGCGTGGGTG